TGATAGCCGTCGGTGAGCCTTTTGATTTGGGACTTTTGAAAGTGGCATCAAAGGCGGTCATCATTAAAAACTATTCGACTTCGGATTGGTCACAATTCAACGAGAAGTTTGGTATGCCTTTGACGGTCGTGAAAACAAGTACACGCAACGAGGAAGAACTGAACCAATTAGAGAAGATGGCAGCCAGTATGGGCGCAAGTGGATACGGCATTTTTGACGAAATGGATATTGTAGAGCTGGTAGAGCGCAAAGGGCAGATGAGCCACAAAACCTACGAGGATTTGATTTCGAGAAAAGATGGAGACTTAGCCAAATTGATAAATGGACAAACGGGAACTTCCGACGAAAAGAGTTTTGTCGGCGCGGCGCAAGTCCATGAGCGTGTACTCAATGACTATACTTTTGCCCGTTTGAGCCAAGCACAAGACTTTATTAATTTTACGTTGATACCGTTTTTGACGGATAATGGGTATCCATTCAAAGGCAAATGGGATAGATTTGTTTTTACAGAGTTGGTCAATACACCCTCAACAGGGGAAGCACCCACTAAGCCAAAAGGGGGAAACCCAAATGACTTACCACAACCACCAGAGCCCAAAGGCGGCAATAAGACCACGGATGGGTCTCAAAAAAAAAAACCTAACGGGCAGTTAGTGAATTTAGATTTAGGAAATCTTGAACATACTTGTTGTAACCAGGGACCTGAAACCGCGACTTTAGCCTTTGACCTATCCAGTCTTTTTGAAAAAGCCATCAAAAAAGTATTTGATAAAAAAATAAAGGCGGGGGATATTGATGCCAAACTATGGCGCGCTACGGCAACCCAACTCGTCAAAGGCGTAACTGAAGGTTTTGGTACAGAATACAAAGACGACACCGACAAAGACTTATCCAACCAACTCAAATACAATGTGTCGGTTTTTGCTGCTTTCAAAAACCACGCTCAAAACTTGGAATTGGTTGAAGCCTTGACAGATACTGAGGGGGGGCTTAAATCTTGGGAAGCCTTCAAAGCTGATGCGATGACCATATTGACAACATACAATGACAACTGGTTGAAAGCTGAATACGACACGGCAGTGGCTTCCGCCCAAATGGCAGCGCAATGGAATGACTTTGAACGGCAAAAAGAGGATTTTCCTAATTTGATGTATGTGACGGCGGGTGACGATCGGGTTAGAAAAGCACACGCGGCTTTGGATGGCGTGACTTTGCCGATGGATGACCCGTTTTGGAAAGAATGGTATCCGCCAAATGGCTGGCGTTGCCGTTGCACAGTTCAACAAGTCGGCGCAAATGCACGGATAAAAAAACCTAAAACCCTACCTGATGAAAAAGAAACGCCTTTGAGTTTCCGAAACAATGCAGGTCTATCGGGTGATGTCTTTACAGCCGAACACCCTTATATTTCGGGATTGACGGCAGAGCAGCAAAAAATTAATAGTAAAGAATATAGAGAAACGAATAAAAATAGATTTAAACGGATTTAAATGTATTTAAATCGAAGTTTCCAACAACGCCCAAAATCTTAAATATCAAAATGGCTTTTCTGTCCAAAAAACTGCATAAAATGAAAAAATAAGCATTTTGAATATAAGCGACGATAAAAACACGAAACGATAAAATATACACTAAGGAGTTTATAAGAGATTTAAATTGATTTAAATAAGCAAATAAAACAAAAAACAACTTGTTTCTAATTGTCTTATTCATGCACCCGTTTCGGATTACTCCCATACCTAAACTTCGTGCGCGTCGAAGTTCCCCCCTCAGTATCTGTTTTTTCAGCAACGGGCAGATTGGTATTTTTTTTACCGTCTTCAATATCCGTCAAAGTGGCGAGGGTATCGTCGTAGTTTTTGACCAACCGTGCGGATACCATCTTTTCAGGTAATCGTCCTGCAATCTCGTACAACATAATAGCGCGTACCCAACGGATGACCTGTGCAGGTCGCGCCGTGTCTGTTGTCGCAAAAATGGTGGTTGTGTCAAACCGCGCATACAAAGCGTCTTTGACAATCGCAATCGCAGAAGCTTCTGCGTCGTCAAGTATAGAAAGGTCTTCGTCAATCACCTGATTGAGCCTTTCAGATTTAATCTGTACCAACAAATCAGTTTCTGTTATCCAAGTCATTTTTATTGATTATTATTTATTGATTATTGCATATTCATCATTCATCATTCATCATTCATCATTCATCATTACTAAGCCGCTTCAAAACGGATATTGCTGATGTCCAAAAGACTGGCGGGTGTTACGGTATCGTTCAAAAGGTATTTGACATTTACAACACCTGTTGTTAATATATCCACCAGTCCAATAGAACTATTGGGCATTGCACAGACAAAGTATTGTCGCACTTTAGGTCTATAACCGTCTTGGAGCGTAAAAGCGGTGGTATAAGTCGAAATGTCAATCGTACCGACTTCCAGTAACCCTTTCAATAAAACTGTATTACCACGGCGTATTGCTTTAGGCGGGAATGAACCGCCAGCCCAATCGTTCTCAAAATCCATCAAAGTGACCGCTGTATCAGATGCACCTTCTATCAGTTTGGCGATTAGGTAAGGTAATCTGTATTCGTTGAGTGCCGCTTGTAGTTTGGGTACTGAGGGGGTTACGGCAAATCGTGCATCGCGCCTTTGCCAAATATTCGCCGATGTACCATTTACTAATGTGCGTGTTGCGTAGGTATCACTATCAGGATAGTGATTAGCTTCTAACTCAATATCGTAGATACCCGAAGGGTCTGATACACCTGTATCACCACCAACAAAAAATAAGATTTCATAGTTGATGACAACCCAACCCGAAGACAGAAAATAAGTACCTGATGATGGATTAAAAGTTAACGCGCAACCCGACAGCACCATTTTACCGCCTGTTTGTTCACAAAAAGGTCTTACAGTTGCTAATATGCCCTCTCTAAGACCTGATTGTAGAAAATCAAAGTCGTCACCATAAAGAGGCAAACCGCCATTTGGAAAAAGTAATTTATTCATTTTTAGATAGTTTGAAAAGTCCAAATTTTACCAGCCACACGATAATAATTGACCATTGACCGCAAAGCTGTTTGATAAGTTGTGAAAATACTGAGGGGTACAAAAACAACAAAATTCCAACGGGTTTGTAATTCTGTGATATTATACAAGCCCAGTGTAACCGTACTGCCTTCAATCCTATTGCGAACAATAATCGTCGGTTGGTTGTCGGCGCGATTGGTCACGATATTGGGTTGAATATTGGTTGGTAACGGGTCATCAATATAAATACGCCTGAGTGTTGGGTCAAAGGCATCGTTGAGCCGATGTTCCAAATAGACGACTTGCCCGTCGAATTGCAACTCGTAACGTATTTTAGTCTTATAAACCTCTATATCGTTATTGAGCGTTTGCAAAGGTGTTGCCAGGACCCGTAACCAAGCGCGCCATTGTTCTACCCCCCTCAGTATTGGCGGCATGTCTTTTAGTAAAGTGTCAAATATCATATCGCCGTGTAGTTTATTAGGTCATTCAATGTTTCGCCCGTTGCCGTGGATATTTGGAAATAACCACCACCTGCTATTTTAGTGCGCGTAAACGTTTCGTAAGCATCACCCGCCGAAAACTTGGAAGCGGCACTCACAAACACCACATCAACAACACTTTCCACTTTTTGAATTTCATCTGTCAATTTTGAAATCAACAATTCACCATTAAAAGGCAAATTGGCGATGTAGTTGTTTATCGCCGTTTCGACATTGGTTTTGACTGTTGCCAAGGGAATGATGGGGTCAAAATAGATTTGAAACGCCACTTTCAAAATATCCCCATTGTTGGAGAATATTTGAAACTTCGTTCCTGCAAATCTTATCTTTTTGAGATACGAAGCCAGTGCATCGCGTTCGGTCACGGTCAATTCGATAAGGCTTGTGCCGCTTAGTTTTGCCACTTTGACCGTCAAAACACCACCAACGGTCAAATCAACGGCTTCATTGACGGCGCATCGTTTGATAATTTGTTTTGTGGTATCCAATACGGCATAACCATAGACGTTATTCACAAAAACCAAGGCATCACCATATTGGAAGGCAAATATTTTGTTTCGATACCAAGCCGCGTTGCCGACTTGCGCCGCCGCTGCTTTGGCATCTACTTCCGATTTGAAAGCATCAAACAGCAACTCCAGTGCATAAATGCCGCCCGCGCACACCCACAGCATCAAACGCCACAAAGCCGTAGCAGAAGTCGAAGTGAAGACAGTAAGCGTTGTTTCAGCCGTTTTTGCGGCTAAAAGGCTATTAAATATTTCTGTTTGCGTGCGTGCCATTATTTTTTACTTTTTTGAAATGAAAATATTGTCATTTTGAACATCTACTCTCAAGCCCGTCAAACCATCGGCTTCGACTTGGAGTTGTATCTCGCGTTCAAACCGTGCGTCGAGGGGACCATTGAGCCATTTGATAGCGGCAATGCCTGTGAGTGGGTTTTGTGTCCAATCCCCTTTGGCAGTATCAAACAGGAGTCGAATGTGTTGACCTTCTGAATCGCCCGTTTTGAAATCACCCCCCTCAGTATCTAACTGATAATCGTCTTTTAAAAGAATATCTATCATGTTATCGGTATGCTCGTTATGGTAATAGGGTTTGTACCAGCGTTCCCTATTATTGTTATAGTTGCCGCTTTGATTTCAGTGATGACAGCTTCAGCTATGGCTTCTGCTATTTTGTCACGTGCCACTGTGGGGTCATCGGGATTGTTCGACGAATTGGCTTGCGCCTCGAATGCCGACTTAATCGCTTGTTTTATTCTTGCTTTTACTGTTGCCATTACTGAATAATTTGACCAATGGTTGATTTAATCTGTTCGTTTTTAGCTTTCAATTTTTGCAATTCAACTATGATATTGGGCATGACATTAGTTGTTACGCCCATATTGGTCATCAATTGAAATTTTGTCAATAAGTCCAAAATGCTGCTTTGTAGGTCAAACATCTTATCTAACTGTTCCTTTAGGTCGGCGTTTTGCTTTGTAAGCTTCACGCCTTGGGCATCAAAAAAAAGTTTTTGACCATCTATGACACACTCTATTTTTTCAATCGTTGACCATTGAGCAACAAAACCCGTTTGGCTATTCAGGAACGAAACCACGACATTTGACCCATCGACGGGGAATATGACCAAACCTTTGTCCAGAGTTTCGTCTGCTTGTAGTTTGACATCGTACAAAATAGCCGTTCCGTTGAGTGGCTCTATGTCGCATGTCCTGTCCGATTCGTTAACCGCCACAACTTTACCGACTACGGATATGCCCCCCTCAGTAGGGGTCACGAGTTTATTTAAAAGGTCTGCTATCATTTGTATGCGATTGAAAAGCCTATTTGTAATACCCCCCTCAGTAAAATAAAATACCCCATATTCGTATTGTTTAATGATTTAGAAATAATTTATGATTTTGAACGAACTTTCGTTTCAATCTCTAATATTTGCCTATAACCGCGTTCATTGAATGTTTTTGTAACCTTTTTGACCAAATAAGCCCCTTCACGTTCAGGATTGTCGGTATCAATCAGGGTCACCACGTCACCGTGTTGGATATGCGGCTCTCCAAATATCGTCACTGTGCCTCTGTAACCATCGTAGCGCAAACGTTCCATTTCGGCGGTGCAGAGTTTGAGCATTTCAGATTTTGATACATTATAATGGTGTATCGTTCTTACCTCACCATCATCGTCACCAATCTCGAATTCTTCTTTTTTGTTTTTGCTGTTGAGGATAACACATTTGATTTTCAATTTGACATCGTCTTTGCGGACATATTCCAAATCATGTTCGACGACATTTCTATTGAATCTAATCGTATGCTCTTTTTGCAATTCTGCGACGTAAGCCAAACCTGCATAAAACACACCGTCTCTGAAAAAGAACTTGGTGAAATAGTCTTTCCTGATTTCGTCCAGCACTTTTGCTGGAGTTGGATTGCCTTTGGTTCTAAATCCGCCTAAATCGTGTTCAGCAACGACTTTGAACGGAATGTGGAGCGGTGTCAACATATCTTTGAGCAATTGTGACAAAGTGACTTTTCGATATGACTTTTTGAAAGATCCCGTTTTGAGTTTCCACATCGCATCTTGACAATCCAGCACTATCGGCAAATTGGCGTGTATATTGGTCAAATAGCCTTTAAAAACGGTGTTGTTGCGGTCATTGTACCCAATTTTGACCGTTACGGCATCGCCTTTTTTTAGTAAAGGGTTGGTGTCGGCTGCCAGTGGTTTGCCTTGCCACGTCAATTTTTTAGGTACGGTGATGGTACACGTATCGGTCATCAGTTCCCAACTGCTTTCAGTGGCGACTTCGTTAACGCCCAGAAACTGGAATGCGCCAATTTGTATGTCATTAGTCAGTCTAAGCATTTTTAGTTATTAAAATTTCTTTTGCATTCTTCACACCACCCGCCTTTCAAAATCCTGAAATCTGAAACAACAGGTGTATTGAGCCCTAAATTAGGTGGTCTTAATTTGACTGTTTTACAAACGGGTTGATAATTGTACCCTTTCAGTATGCAGTAATGAATTAAACCATCTTGAAAAACAATTGCAAAACCAACTCTATTTGGTGGTTTTACTTTCATTTTTGGGATTTTGCGCTCTTTAGCGCGAATCGCCTTTGCTGAAATGGTATTATGTATCATTTTTTATGATTAATTCTTCAGGTTCATCACTGTATGCTTGAATGTCAAAAAACTGTACATTGGTTTTGCCTTCGACGGGTAAAAAGGTGAAATCCTTGACGGTGATTTCGTAAATGCCGTACATCTGTAAAAAACGGCTGACGACTTTCAAAGAATTGGGCGCATTTAAAACCGCGTGTAAAGTCTCTGTTTGTTCACGAGGATAGACATCAGGTCGCGGCTCAATCAATGCGCCACGGATGCGAACGCTGTAATCATCCATTGACCAATATTCTTTAACCGTTCCGTTACGCCCTCTTACCGTTGTTCGCTCTATGATTTTAGCTTGGCTCACCTCTATGACAGCCGCAATAAGCTGTATTTTAGCTTCAAAATTGGGTGCATCAGAAACCAAAATAATATCAGCAAATACAGGTGTATTCAAGTTGCTAAACATTAACTCCTCACTTCGACCCGTATTCATATCGCGCCGCTCACCCAGTTTGTAGGGTTTAAAAGGAGTCGGTGTTGATTCAACCGCTTTTTCATCAAAATGATAAGCCGCCTGTACAATGCCCAGTTTATTGAGTATGAAATGATAGTCTGCCATTATATAACAGGTTTGAACGTTGTGAAATCAAAAGGCACAGAACGAATAGGCATATCTAAAACCATCAAAACAGATTTGGCAAAAGTCCAAGCATACCACTCACATTCATCTTTATCATTATTACCTTCAATGAAACCTAATTCTGCAATCATAGCGAGCATTTTAGTACGGCTACAAAAGCCCAGGCGTTTGTGATTGGATTCGGTATCAGGTCTCACCCAGCTTGTTTCATGTGCGCCTGAATATTCCATACTGCCAATCATTGTTTCAGCAATTATTTTTGCCCCTGCACTATTAGTTTCAAAATATAGACCACAACGACGGTTCATATTTTGGTCATTATAAGCTGAACCACACGAATCTTTATGAATCTCAAAGGCTATGTCTGTTAGTGCATTGCCTTGGGTATTGACATATTGAATTGTATCAGGTAAGCTAAAATCAGGTAATAACCAAACAACTAAGCCATTTGCCCGTAGGTGTTCAGCAATAAGGAGTGCTATATTGGTGCATAAAGTATTTTCCTTTTCACCTTTCCTATTTTCTGCACCTTGAGATTTTGGGTCATGTCCAATGCTCAGGATAACCCGTTTAATTCTTCTAAGTCTTTCGTGAATCATTTTATAATGATGAATTTTTATTACGAAAATCAAAAACCTACACGTATATATATATACTACAAACTGCGCCTGTCGTCGCTCGTTTGGTAATTGCCTGTTCGTGGTCTGAAATTAGACCGCCCCTGTTTGTTTTCAACCTTTTCTCTTGCACCGACAAAAGCATCGGGTGCGTCATCGTTTTTCCCTTCAGGGAATGTTGTGAACTGTTCCCATGCCACGTCAAAGTCTTTTTTGCCGCGTTTTTCCTCAGCCCAACTTACCAAGCCGCGTTCAAATGCGCCTACTTCGGTTTCTATACGCACCTGTTTGTTTGCCTTTTTTGTGGCATCTTGACGGGGCAGAAAAGTGATAGCCCGTTTTTTTTCTTCGGCTTCAAAGTCTTGGACTAAGAGTTTCCAAGCCGAGTGTTTTTGCAGGGCGTTGGATTCAATCCAGTAGTCGGAATAAACACCGTACTTTTCAAATAGGTCAAAAAAATGCGCTACGAATAGTTTAGAGGTGCATTGTTGACAAAACACGTCGAGTACATGATATTTGTAAGGGTAATTGTATTTTGGGTTCAAAATGCCCAAAGTGACAATTGCCTTATAATCTGATTTTTCGCCAAGCGATGAGTCACCGTAACTCGAAATACACAAAAAATGCTTGAGCGGCGGTGTCTTAAACCAATGTTGCCATTCAGGTTTAAAGATTTTGCCTTTTGCCAAATGCTCGTGCATGTACTCCGCGCCAAAATTGGTTGCACCGATGGCATCGCACATGGCTTTAAGTTGCGTCATGGTGTAGCGTTCTTTCCATGCAGGTCTGCCCGTGGCAAAATCGGCTTTGGCGTGCGTTCTTGGGTTTTCGATGGCATATACTTTGATGTGGACAATGCCTTCGCGTTTCGGTTTCCCTGCTTCGTAGTCACCAACGTATTTTGCGAGAATAGACCGTTTTGCAATCCGATTGCCCAACCAAATAGCGCGAAACCCTTTCAAAGACATGGCAGGATAGACGGATTTTAAAGCCCAATCCAAAGCTTTGTCCACAAGCGCGTCATTATGAATAATTTGGTCATCGTCCATATCGTCGAAAATACACAAGTTCGGACGTTTGGCAGCACGACGAATACCCCGTGCTGATTGACCTCGACCCATTGCCCAAAAGCCTATTCCCTCAGTGGTCATAAAATTTCCTTCCGTCCAAGAGCCGTTTTTTGCTAAATCGCCGTAATCATTGATAAAGCTAAGATTGCTCACGAATTGCGCCTGTAAGTCACCCAATAATACTTTGGCTTTATCGAAAGTGTTGCTGATAAGTAAAAGCCCGTCAACTTCGCCCCGCGCATAGAGATACATCGCCGTAAAAACATCCGCAAAAATGGATTTCGCATGTTCACGGGACCATTCCAAAACGATTTTAACGGTTTTGTCGGCTTCGATTTCGGCAATGGCTTTTTTGTAAAACCACCCAAAATCCGCGTCAATGAAGTCGGCAAAGTAATATTTGCAAAAAGCGACAAAATCTGTTTGAAGCCGTTTTTTGCGTTCCTCTTTTTGTTCAGGCGTTTCATACGCACCCAAAGCCGTCGTATCTTCGATACGTTTGCAGAGGTCGAGCCATTCTTGGTAGGCTCTTCTATCCTGTGCCGTGCCTTGTATGTTCGTTTGAAAACTCATTGAGCAATTAGTTTTTGCAATTCGAGAATGTATTTATGTGCCGATGGTTTGACAGATTTTGCCAAATTCAAATCTTC